TCGCTGTTACTTCGTTAGCATTTGATCCTACAGTGCAATCTTCATATTTTGAGGAATCGCCGTTTGCTAATAATTCTGAAGCTCCTGCTACTGCCAATTGTGTTGAGAGATATAACTCAACATTTTTCATGTATGTATATTCTCCGCCATCGGCAAAAGTGTAAAGAGATTCTGCTTTAGAATTATTGTTAGAAATTTTTAAGTTAATAAAAGAATTACCAACCCCTGTGTTTCTTATTGTTGCAATATCCGTAGCCACAGCAGTAACTCCTAATGCTATTCTAGCCCGTTGCCCATAATGTCTATTTCCTGGCGAAACACCAAGAAAATTAACTCTATTTTTAGAAATGTCTAGCATTGCTGTTACTGCATGTTCGGTCGAAGCATCTAATAAAATTAAATCATTCCTATTGCTCACTGTTGCAGCATAAGCAGAAGCAAGCGTGTTATGGATCACTTGAGATCCGTCAGAATAAGATTGATTAAACGCCTTAGTAGCACTAGTAAGCCAAGTCTCTGAGGCTCCTATAACAATATATATATTACCAAGGATACCATAATTGGCTCTTAAGTTTGCTAATCTAATTTGTTTTAAAACTTCTTCAGAAGTAAAATTTGTCATTTTATTTTTCAATTAGTTAATAAAAATTAAGCTATTGCGGCATCAATAAGATAACCACATGTCTCATCTACTAGTACTTGATCGTACTCATCGGATATTTTGATCCAGTCAGATTTTCTATCTACTAAATCTTTGTCACTCCCTTTTTTCCACGGAAGCATAATAACCTCTCTTGGACTTCCTTTTTGATAAGTAGTAGCAAAAGTTCTACTTTTAAGTCTGGGGGTAAGCTCAACATAAGCAACAATACAAGTTTTAGACCAAAGTTCTGTAATATCTACACTTGCACCTTTGTTGGCGTTGTTATAAACTGCTCCTCCATTTAATACTTGTTTAATACCTGGAAAAATCATTTTAAGCCCATTAACAAGCATATCACCAGTTATTTGACTAGCCCCTGGGAAGAGATCTTTAATTTGTGGGTGGAATATTAAATACCACATCGTATCCTCTGCTAATATAATTGTATTAGCTCTTTTACCATTTGCCGTTTTAATTGTTCTGATAGCTGTTCGTATATCATCAATAGGATCAGATGTAGCTGATTCACTCCATTGATCTGCTCCTGCCAATGTAATACTATTCGTGTAAGAACCTGTTGCTTGCAATACGCTTGATAAAGCGTATTCCTTAGCTACTTGTAGCATTTCAGTCAAAATGTCTACTGTATCAAATTGGACATTTATTGGTTTTTCGCTGTTGTCATAATCTTCTTGGGCAATGTAAGTATTGACTCCGTGGTCTTCAAGCTTGTAAGCTGAAGCAACAGAAGTTGAAAAATCAACGGTGAAAGATCCACCGCCAACAGCTCTAAGCGTGTTATGTATCCTGAGATTATCAGCACTATAAGTTAGGATATCTGCTGACTGTTTTATAACTTGTATTGGTGGAGCAATTTTTTCATGTATAAACCCTAAATCTTTATTATTATGTTGTAAAGATTGTCTGGTTAATATCTGTGATTTATATGCTCCTGAGTAATCTGCCATATTTTTTTTAGTTAATTAATAAAACTAGAAAGAATCGTATCTTAAAGCTGGTGATACGATTTGTACTTCGCCGTATTCGTCGGCTGATACTGTGTCTCCTGCGATAGCTACTACTTTCTGGCCTGCAGTAGTCGTTTTTACAAGTGTCCCACTGGTTGACCCTGTCAATTTATCGCCTCTAGTCCAACCTCCTGTACCTGCTTTACAAAGTGATTGTCCTGATTTTTTAACGGCAACTAATGCCCCCACTGTGGTTTGAGCTAGCTGTGTTATGCCAATCCCTTCATCGGTATTAGCATCAGCTAAATCTATTTGATTATCTGCTGAAGTGTCAATTTTTACGGCTACATATTGCCCCACGGCAACCCCAGCTTTATAAGATGAATATTGATCTGCGTGTATTGCTCCTGTACTCATATTTTTTTTAGTTAATTAATAAATTATTTTTTTTAGAGAACTGCATTTACAGCAACTCTATATGTACATTTATTTTCGTGCATATATTTTGTTGCTTTTTCATCTATTTCTTTCTCTTTTGATCCTATTGCTACTTTGTAATTTACTGCCCCTTGTTCGGATCCTTTAACCGAAAAGTCAACATGTTTGATGACAGAGCATAATTTAATAAATTCTTTTTTTTGTTCGTCTGATAAGTTCACCATAAAATTTACAACTTCCCCAAGATTGCTATCGTGGAAGCCAACAGTCCGTTTACCAGATAGAAGTAGCTTATCTTTGATTGTGTCTGCTAGTTCAATCCGATCGTATTTATCTTTCAACATTAAATGTTCTTTTTTTAACATTAAATGTTCTGATAAACTAACGTATTCTTTATTACTTAATTCTTTTACTTTTTCTTCTTCTGCTTTTTCCTTTTCTTTTACTTCTTCTTTCACTTCCTTTTTTACTTCTTCTTCAGAAGGTTGGGTTTTTTCATTCATATTATTATTATTATTATTAAGATATATTTTTACTTTATTGCGAGCTGATAAGGCGACTTCGTCCATTCCTTTGACGGCTGGTATATTCGTTAAAGCAATCCCTATCAATACATTTTTTACTTTTTTCCCAGTTTTAAAATGTTTGTAGTTGTCACTTTTTAGAATTTCCACGCTAGTAAACATATATTGTTTACTCTTAATCTTCTCTATGCCTAGCGGTGTCCATTTAATTTTTGCTTTTAGAGTTTCGCCTACAATGAATAAAGATTGCACCCATCCACTAGCTTCTCCGCCACGATTATGACCAAGATTAATTTGAAGAGGTGTCCCCCAAGCATTAGTATTGAAGTTATCAACATAATCCTCAAGCATTTGTATTGTGAACTCGACATCACGATCCTCTAATTTGCCTACTCTTAATATTGAAATAGTACTAATATTCTCTTTTATATTTAGCAAATTTACTTCCTGTAAATCTCCTTTAAAAAAGTCTATTGATTCAGGAACTATTTTTTCTTGTGATTTTTTATTTTTATCCATAAAGGACTCATTTATATAATGAGCCTCTACGGGTCTTCTATATTCCTTAATATTACTTATAATAAGGATACCATTATTTTTTTATGTATTGCAAATAAAAACTACAATTTTCTTGCACCGAGGACATTTAATTTCAATTATTGTTTTACCTTTTTCTTCAACCTTCATTAAAAGTTTATTACAAAAATTACATCTGATTTCCTTTTTTATATTTTTATCTGTCATTCTGTTGTTGGTTTAGTTGATGCTGTAACTTGTTTGCCTTTGTGTATGCTTCTACGCCCTATTGTCTCTCCTGCTTCTAATCGTTTATTTATTTCGCTTTTTTTCAAAAGCGGTAATTGTTGACTTACTTTATATTGTTTAAATTTATTTGTTATAGGATACCCATTTTGAAAGTCGAATCTATCGGATATACTTTTTGGCATAGGTTTGATTTTTTTTATTGTTTCAGTGTTTTTTTCTTTCACCGCTGACCAATACCCCCGGCAATGTGTGTGTAATTGCCCAATTTCTGCATACGGATCATTGGCTGATATAACTCTCCCGTCCATAGATAGACACATGTCGCATATCTTATTATCTAATATTTCCGTTCTCTGTAAAGCTAAAACAGATTTATTTTTATCAAACACTGCTTTTCGCCCTTGATTAATAGCGGAACCAACAATAGCCCCAGCATAAAAAGCAGATTTGTTATCTATGCTTTTCTCACTTCTGCTAATAATCGAGGACACTATAAGTGCAGGAGCAACATTATGGGCTAGCCCATTACTTACTTCTTCCCTAATTTGTTTATTTATAGTGTCCACAAAATCATTAGCTTGCATTTGTGCATTATATTTTATTAGTTTTGTTAAATCTCTACTAGTAGCTGGTCTCACTTGACCTAATTCTTTACTCGCTGATGTTTTACCTTTTTCTATTGCTTTTTGTGATTGTTTATATATAATTTTTTCTATTTTGTCTCTATTTAAAAAATCTAAACTAAATATTTTATGGATTAATCCTATTTTTAATATATTTTCTAAAATACTATTTTTTTTATAAACTTCTTTTTCTGCTTCTTCTTTTAATTCTTTTTTAGTTTCTGATTCTAAAGTTGAGAAAGAATTTGATAAAAATATAATATCCGCTTCATTCTCGCATTCAGTCAACGCTCGATAAAAGCCAAGGTTTGATTTATTACTAAAGAAATTATCAATTTGAGATAATTGATTGTTTAACTTTATTATTTTATCAGGATCATCAATTTTATTTGACAATCTTATAATTCTGCTTTTCAATAATTCAGCCTTTGTTTTTGTTAGATAGTTAGCCATGTAAAAGTTTTGATAATGCTTCGTCTATGTTCCTTTCTTCTTCTTCGTTTTCTTCTTCTTCCGTCAATTTAGGGAATCCCATAGTTCCATATATATATTTGCGGACTTGTCCGTTCATTCTTATAGCTCCACTTTCTGTTAATAATTTTATTGTTTCAGCAAAAATCTTTTTATCAATATCACCTAAAGGCATATATCTTAGTTTTGGATAATTTTCTCTTTCGCCGAAATTAACATCCATGATCCGTTTAATTACTTGACATTCCATTTGCTCTACCAAATATATTGTTTTATCTTCGACATGACTGATAAAAAAAGATGATTGATCTTGAGACAAAGCATAACTACCTTTATCATTAGCCCCTAAATTAAGAAAACCAGCTAAAGAAGATATAACGATCATTCTGTCATGATGGATTATTTGATCCATTATTTGCTGAGATTGCGGATTACCTTTAGGCGTCAATATATCCACGCCCCAATTAGCATTCGGCAGAATAATAAAACCTTTTTCGTTGGATCTCATTGACTGAGCCATGTCTTCGGCTTCTTTTGTTTCGGTTTCGCCTGCTCCTTCTGGAAGTGTTATAATAGGGATCCCTACGCCATATCTCTCACTAGATATTGAAGCAATTTTATATAAATTATCTTTTATGTAAAAATGTTTCCAGGCTGGACGTAATACCGATTGCCCTGTAACATCAGAACCTTCTTTATCATTGGTTAGGACAAGTAGTTTGTTGAGGGGGATAGAAATATATGAATTAGTATTAATCTCATCAGTCATTATGGCTTGTGTTATTCCTCTTGTTGTTCCTCCTTTTTGGTCTATTTGCCAGTTAACGATTGAGTGTTGTATCCGTGGAGATAAATCAGCAAGATATATCATACCGTCTCTCTTCTCCCATATTTCCTCAAAAACTGAAAACCCAAAATCAAAATAAGTTAAAGCTTCTCTCAAAAAATCCTTCCAGCTTCTTCTCATATTAAAGAGATTTTGCTCAATAAACTTAGCTTCTTCTATACTTTTTTTATCTTGATCAACTGGATCAATGTACCATTCGGAGCTTAGTATCGGAGTTTTCAGAGCATTTAACAATTGTTTGACTGTGCCATCCGTCCGTCTCATAGTCTCTACATTGTCCACTCGTGCCTCATCCCTCCAATCAGCATTAGGATCTTCTTCGAAATAACCACTATATCTTCTCGTTCCCGTATCTCCTACTATTTCATATCTATCATTTTTTAATGGTTTATTTTCTTTGAACATATTTTTTAAA